GATGGCCTGACCCGAATACTTGACCGAACCCGACCCCTCGCCCTGCGGGTACAGCTCCCAGTCGGTGACGGCGCCGAGAATCCCGTCCAGGTAGCCCGACGTGGTCACGTCGGCCATACCCTCCACGGAGATGGTGGCGTCCTTGAGGCCCGCGATGTACGCCTTGCTGCCATCGCCGAGCGCGGTGACCTCGGCGGTCTCGGCCGAGCGCGAGAGGGAGGCGCTGTTCACGACCGATGAAAGGTCGCGGAGCGTGCCGCCCGAGTCGTCGGCCTTGAACACGGCGTCCTTGCCATGGGTGAAAGTCGGCATCCTGGTGACTCCTTACAGTCGTGCGGCGGAAACGTGGAATGTGAACGACGGGGACGTGCCGCTGATCGTCCACGAAGCTCGGAGGTAGCGGTTCACGGTGCCAGTGACGGCCACGCGCTCCGCGTTACCACCCGCCGCGACCTGCGCGAAGGTGGCGAGCGTTACCCATGTGGAGGCGTCCGCGGAGTGCTCCACGACAACGTCCAGGGTTGGGGTGGTGCCGCTGGCGGCGGTGACGTGCAGGTAGCACGCGGCGCCGTTCGCGGTTGAGTCGGTGTTGTCCACCTGCGTCCCGGTCCCGGTGGCGGTGGCGGCGGCCAGCGGCGCCAGCACCACGACGCCCTCCTGGCCGGTGGTGGACTGGCCCTCGGCGCTGACGGAGACAGCCCCGCCGACCTCGGCGCCGATTTCGTATGAGGTATCCACGACCTTGGCGCCGTAGCCGCGGGCGGCCAGCGCGTCGGCGATCACGATGCTCCACACTCCCTCACCGGCGATCACGCCCTGGAGGTAGTCGTCCACGCCCTCGGCAACGCCCGAGTAGTAGCCCTCGACGCTGACGGTGGCGTCCTTCTGGCCGGGGATGTAGGACTTGGCGCTGGCGCCGAAGGTCGTGACCTCGGCGGTGTCGGCGGTGCCCGAGCTGGTCGCGCTTGAGAAGTAGCTGGACAGGTCGTAGCCATCCATCAGGACGGTGACGGCCTTCCCGTGGGTGAAGCTAGGCATCAGCGGCCTCCTTATCAGCCGGGGCGATGTAGCCCTCCGCGAGCAGCCACGGAACGCTCCTGGCGGGAAGCTCCGTGACCACGTCGCCCGGCTCGGCCTGGACCTCGCCGCTGGTGGTCGGGTACTTGAGTGCGACCTTCACCACGTAGGCGCGGCGGGGGTCGCTCTTGGCCTTCTTGGCCTTGGTCTTGGTCTTGCTTTCCATCGCGCTACTCCTGGGTGTAGATCCGGTAGAGGCCCCCGGCGTGCTGGTACTGCTCCCCGCCGTCGTCCTCCGTAATGGTGATGGTCGTCTCACGGCGGCAGCTCATTACCGAACCCGACTCCAGCGTCAGGGGTTGGTCGGTGAGAAGGGCCTCCACACGCTCTGACGCGCTCCAGGCGGGCACGGCCGACGCTCCAGGGGTGATGGCCTTGATTTGGTAAACGGAGTCCGTGAAGGCCCTCTCCGCGAGCGCGTAGGTGTCGGTGCTGGCGGCCAGCGAGAACACGACCACGGTGCCTTCTACGTCGGGGCTGGCCACCGCGCGCCACACACCGCCCGGCGCCAGCGTTGCAAGCTCGCTGTCCTCGGACAGCGTCGAGTAGATGGCCTTCTCCAGCTCGGCGCTCATACGGCGTTCACCATTGCCTTCAGCTCGGCCATGAAGATTGGCTTGTGCCGCTCAAAGGCCGGGAGCAGGAACGGCTTGGGCGCCATCTTGCGGGTGCCGCCCTCCACGAAGTAGGCGTAGTCGGCCGAGTAGCCGATCACGGCGCGGTCGTCCTGCACGTCCACGAAGCCGCTGTTCTTGAGCGTGCCCGTCTGGACGGTGTAAGCGTGGTTTGACCGGGAGTAGGCCAGGATGTTGAAGGCCGTCTTGGCGACAAGCCGCATGGCGCCCTGCTCCACCAGCTTGGCGGTGAGCTTGGTGTTGCTGGAGTAGTGGACGGGCACTAGCCGACCGCCTTGCTGACGTAGGCCACGGTCTCGACTTCAACGCTCCTGGCGGAGCGCACGGCCTCGACTGCGTAAGTGGTGGCGCCCACCTGGAGCCGGTCGCGCAGCCGCACGTCGGTTCCGGCTGGCATAGACACCTTCCACACCATCCCGTCGCGCAAGGCGCCACCGGCCAGCTGCTCGGCCTGCTCCTTGTCGGCGGGCGTCACGCGGCAGCTCACGCTGGCCACGGTGCTCCAGGTGTTGGTGATGCCGCCCATGCCATCGCTTGCGGCGGTGGCACGGCGAACGGCGGCCGTGTCAGGCTGGACCTCGGCAACGTCAGCGGCCAGCGCGGCCGTCTCGGCGGCGGTCATGAGGGCCATGAGTCCTCCCGCCATGGGTTATGGACGATGCTCGGGTAGCGGTCCTCGCGGCGCGTCTCGTCGGTTCGCACAAGGTTGGTGGTCCTGGTTCGCGCCTTGGCGAGATAGGCGTAGGCGCGGGCCTCCAGCTGCGCCTGCTTCTGCGACCTCTTGAGGCTCACGCCGTCGGCCGTCACGTCGAAGGCTCCCGCCTCCAGGCTGGCGCGCTGGAGCAGCAGGTCGCCCGCCGCCCCGTAAAGATCGTGGGTGTAGCCGGTGAGCATCACCGGCAGGTCCGGCTCGGCGGCGAACGTCCAGCGCCCGGCGTCCAGGTCGGCCGTGTCGGGGGTGATGACGTTGTAGCCCGAGTCCACCAGCTCCACGCTCTCCCAGTCACCCACAGGGGCGTCGAAGGTGAGGTAGGTGGTGGTGGCGCCCGCGCCGGGGTCGGGCGTGATGGTCGGCAGCTGCTTGAGGATGACGTAGCGCGCTTCGTCGCGGCGGCGGTCGAGCGCGTCCTGCAGCTGGTCGTCGGTGAACACGGCGCTGGCAGCGTCGTCCACCATGGCGCGGACCTTGGTGATGATGGTTGAGAGGGAAGCGCGGGCGGCCATGAAGTGCCCCTAGCGGGGGGAGAGAGCTAGGCCCCCTCCCCCCCGCCTAGGTGGTTCCTACGCCTTGTCCGCGGTCATGGTGCCGAGGATGCCCGACCGGACAACCTTGGCCCCATAGACGTTGAGGCCCTTCACGGCGTCGGCGAACCGGAGCTCCATCCGGTAAGCCTCGACCTTCTCCAGCTGCATGGCCATGGTCCAGGCCATCGAGTGCCCGAACATGATCTTGTACTTGGCGCCAGCGGTGTTCACCACGTTGTTGGACACCAGCACGTTCAGCCCGGCAGCCTGACCGATCATCCCGTTCTGGAGCGCGCCGCGGTTGTCCTGGGTGCCGTAGGACACGAAGCGGTCGTCCTTGCGGAGCAGGCCGTGGAACCACGGCGGCACGATCACCCAACGGCCATCGCCGGGGCAGTCGGCCTCGTCCAGCGCCGTGTAGGCGTCGGCAAGGTACTCATACGCGGTGCTGGCGGTCGGCACGATGGGCGTAGAGTTGTCGCCGAAGCCCGACGTGATGCCCGCCGAAGCGTGGAGACCTGCGAGGTAGGTGTCCAGGTCCTTGGCCAGCGCGTAGGCCGACTCACGCATGGCAGCTTCCATCAGCTTCGGCTGCGTCTGCGCGTTGTCCACGTCGTCCAGCTGGAAGCTGAATGAACGCTGCTGGTCGATGTTCAGCACGACCTGCGAGGACGAAAGCGTCTCGGGCGCGCTCATGTCGGTGTTCGTGGTGTAGTCGGACACCGTGATCGCGCCGATGCTGTTGATCTTGACGCTGGAGCCAGCTCCAGCGATCTCGCCCTCGTAGTCGCGGTTCACGACTCCAGGCTGGCCGAACACCAGCGAGGTATGAAGGTTCTCGAGAAGCGCCCGCGACCAAACCGCGGGGATGAAGTTCGTGACTGCCATGAGGCTTTACTCCTAGCTCTGTGCGAGCGCGGCCTGGACGTCCTCCCACGGAAGGGCGTCAATCTCGGCCTGCGTCATGCTGGCCAGCGCCTCGCGGGTCACGCGGTTGCGGCGCCGAGCCGGGTTTGCGGGGTTAGCGTCCTGCGCCGGGGTGGCGCTCTGGACAAGCCACGGCCGTTCCAGGGTGAGGTCGTGCATCGCCTCGGGGACGCCGAGCCACTTACCGGCCTCGTCGTCCCACTCCAGGGCGTCGTGGTTGAGAAGCAGGGAGGCCGCCTCGGCGTCCACGATTCCGAGCTTGCTTGCCTCCTGCGCCACGGTGGCGCGGAGGGCGGTTTCCTTGACCCGGCTGCGGGTCTGCTCTAGCTCGGCCTGGAGGTCGATCATGCGGCGGTTCGCCTTCTCCTGCTCGGAAAGATCGGCTTCCTCGCGCTCCTTGAGCTTGGCCTCGGCCTCCTTCATGCGCTTACGAAGGGCGGCGTTCTCGCGGTTCAGCTTCCGGTAGCGTGAGTCGTCCTGCTGCTCATCCGGCGCCGGGCCGTCAGGCGTATCCCCGTCCTGGTCGCCCACAACGGGATCGGCCTCCGAGGGCCTGCTGCTTTCCGCCTCCAGGGCGTCGTCAGCGATCTGCTCGTCAGTCATGGTATCAGGCGCCTCCGCGTCTGTTGATGGTCGTTACTGACTAGGGAGAGGGGTCGGCTCGATGACCTCGGCGCCAGTCCCGCCGTGGGCCGTCAGGTAGAGGTCCCACGTTTGTATGAGGCCCCACTTGGGATGGACCACGAAGGCCCGCTGCGTTGGCAGGCTGCCGCCGCCCCGCCCGGTGGAAAGGTTGTTGGCGCCGCACCAGTCGCCGTTCCACAGCTTCTTGTCGGCGCCGCCGATGGTCACCTGTGTCGGCCGGTGGAAGTGCCCCACAAGGTGGACGTTGTGGTGCATCCCGGTCTGGACGCGCAGCGTGAGGTCGTTACGCGAGCCGGTCACCACCGGCACGCCCACCAGCCCGCCGCCGCGGTCCTGGTCGCCATGGGTTGCGAGCCACAGCCAGCCCTGCGGGCGGAAGTAGATGCTCTTGGTTGGACCGGCGTGGTACTCGACCTCCAGGCCATCGGGCAGCAGGGCGCCGACCATCAGGTAGGTGAGGTAGTCGTAGTTGAGGCTGGCAGGCACCGCGCCCGCCTTGCGCCCGCCGTGGACCCCATGGTTGCCCACCACGCTCACCACGATCACCTGCCGGGCGCCTAGCTCATAGGCGGCCTCGGCGATGCGCGCCAGCGTGGCCGCCCACAGCGGCGCCAGCGTGGCGATCTGCTGGCCGCAGTCCATCGCAAGGTGCCAGTGCTGGCCCTTGAATACGTCCTCTCCCTCTACGAAGTCGCCGCCCTGCACTAGCCACAGGGTGTCCAGGCTGTGCTGCGCGGCTGCGCCCTCCAGCACGGCCAGCGCGGCTTCCTCCCACCGGGGCAGGCGCTCCTGGCGGAACACATCGGGGTCGTACCGGCCCCCGGTTACTTCCTCCGGCTCGACCCGCTCGCCGTACTGGAGGTCGCTCACATGGAGGACGACGTCCACCGGCGTAGCGTTGATCGGCGCGTTGGCCAGCGTGACGGACACCTTGGGAACGTCGAGCGGCCCGATGGCGGCGGCGGCGGCCTCGATCTGGCCTGCCAGCTCGCGCACATGGGCGGCCTCGGCCTCTAGCTCGCGGATTCGGCGCTCCATGCGCTGGCGCTGCGGGGCGTGGGTTGATACCTCTCGCTCCTTCAGCACGCTTCTAAGGGTGCTCGCACTCACCCCGAGGGCCGTGGCCCCTCTCTCGACTCCGAGGGCCGCCACAAGCTCCGCGAGGTCGGTTACCGGCAGCTGGCGAACGCGGTCCGCGGGCTGCGGCGGGGCGTCCTGGTCGGCGGCGGCCTCGTCCTCCCACCGGCGCAGCGCGTAGATCAGCGTGGTACGGGGGACGCCGAGCTTGCGAGCCGCCTCCGTGATGGTGGCGCCGCCCTCTACTAACGCGATAGCCTCGCCGCGCCTTGCGTCTATAGCGGAATAGCTAGCGATGGTCCATGAGCATAGACCATCGCCTAGGCGTTTACGACTAGCTGCTAGAGGATGCCGCGCTCACGCGCCCGCTTGACGGCCAGCTCCAGCGCGTCGGCTGGCCCGAGGTTGCCTGCTTCCACCAGCTCCTTGAGGCGGGCGATGGCCCACAGGTTCATGTTGGTGACGTCCTGGCGGGCGTCGAGCGTCTGGAAGCGGTCGGCCTGGAGCATGGCATTGGCGCCTGCGGCAACGCGGGTGTAGTCGGCCGGGCCTTGGGCGGCGTCCATCGCGCGCCCTAGGTCCTCGGATGTGGTTGGTAGCGCCCGGCCCTCGCCTTGCGTCCAGTAGTCGTCACGGCTTGCCATAGGCCCGTATTCTAGCTGCTCGTGGGCGATTTCGCTGTGCCGGGCGCTCTAGGAACAGCGGGTGAGCGATCAGGATTAGCCGACGACCTCCAGCTCAATAATCAGGTGGTTCTGGTCGGTGAAGGACGCTTCGTTGGCCAGCACGTCGTCCCGCCGAAGCCACTTGTGCTGCCGCTTGACGGTGCCTATGACGTCGCTCCTGTTGCGCGGCCCCTTGGCCACCGTGAAGCCGACGATGCGGTAGGTCAGCCCGCGGGCCACCAGGACCTCTTCCTCCAATGCGTGCCTGCTGATCGGCTTGACGTTGGCCAGCCGGGCGCCCTTGGGGTTCCGCACGCGGGCCACCACGCGCATATGGCCCGCCGCCCCGACCGGCACCATGCTTGAGAACCCGCTGCTCCCCGCCGTGGAGAAACGGGTTGAGGTCGAGAGGTAGGCGCCGATGTCAAAGGTGCGCCCGACTAGCTGCTCCAGGTCGTCAATCCCGTTGAGCGTTCCGAAGAAGCCGTTGTCGAGGTCGAGCACTTTCTCCAGCGTGCCGGGGCCACCGCCCCACCCGCGCCATGTGAACCACGGCTGCTTGGCCTTGGGCGCGCGCTGGAGGCCGCGGTCTATGGCCTTGATGGCATCTGACGGCGCGGCCTCGCCGCGGGCGACCTTGGCAGCAAGCGGGTTGATGTTGTTGTAGCCGCTGCCGGTGTAGCTGCTGATGTAGTCGCGGGCGGTCCGGGGGATACGGTCGTACCAGTTGTCGTGATGCTCGGGGAGCCGGGTGGCCAGCTGGTAGCCGTCAATCTCTTGGGCGGTGTCCTGGCTGACGTACACAGGCTTGTTGGCCAGCTCCTTCTTGAGCTTGGCCAGTAGCGCCAGCCGCTTGTCCTCGTAGGGGCGCACGAACGCGAGCCATTGGTCCTCCAGGCTGTTCTTGCGCCGGAGCATGGCGCTGGCGACCTTGTTGCGCTCGGCCGGTGAGAGGGGAAGGGCCTCCAGGTAGGGGTCCACCAGGACGCGGAATTCCGCA